TAAATAGATAGTTATGGCAACTAGCATTACTACTACTTACGCAGGTGAATTTGCAGGGAAATATATCTCTGCATCCTTGTTAAGTGCAGATACTATTGAGGGCAATGGTATCACTGTAAAACCTAATGTCAAATTCAAAGAGACATTAAAAGTATTATCAACTAACGCATTGGTTAAAGATGCCTCATGTGATTACTCAGATCAGTCTACGGTAACACTTACTGAGCGTGTCCTTCAGCCAGAGGAATTTGAGGTAAACCTCACTTTGTGCCGAAAAGACTTTAGATCGGACTGGGAAGCGATTTCAATGGGCTACTCTGCTTACGATCAACTGCCTCCATCTTTTGCTGATTTCCTTATCGGACATGTATCAGCTAAAGTTGCTCAGAAAATGGAGCAAAACATCTGGGCAGGTGTAAACGCAAATGCAGGAGAGTTTGATGGTTTGACTACATTGATGACAGCCGATAGCTCAGTAGTTGATGCAACTACAACTGAGACTGCTTTCTCATCATCTAACATTCAAGCTGAATTAGCTAAAGTTGTAGATGCAATTCCTAACGCAGTTTACGGTTCTGAGGATCTAGCGATCTATGTACCTAAGAATGTAGCTAAATTGTACATCCGTTCATTGGATGGCTTTGGCGCATCTGGTCTAGGTGGCAACGGTTATGAGGGTAAAGGTTCAATGTGGTACGGAAACGGAGCGCAGTTGAGCTTTGATGGTATTCCATTGTTCGTAGCATCTGGTATGCCTAGCGATCACATGGTAGCATGTCGTAAAGAAAACATCTTTTTCGGCACTGGTTTGCTAAGCGACCACAATGAAGTTCGTGTGATTGACACTGCGGAAACGCTTGGAGATCAGAATGTTAGAGTTGTAATGCGCTTTACCGCAGGGGTACAATATGGTATTGCTGAGGAAATGGTGCTATACACTTTGGCATCCTAATTAGGCTTAATTATTAACTATTAAGGGGCGAGTGAGCGATTGCTTGTTCGCCCTTTTTTATAAAACCACATTTCAATGGCATGTAATTTATCAGCAGGGCGCAAAGTTCCATGTAAAGATGTAGTAGGCGGTATTAAAGCGGTCTATTTTATCAACTACGGAACTGCTACCCTAAGCTACGATGCAACAGATACGGATGTAATTGATGATCTCGGATCAGTAACTGCATACAAGTACGAGCTAAAAGGTGCATCTAGCTTTGAACAGTCAATTACCTCATCAAGAGAAAACGGTACAACTTTCTTTGAGCAAACTCTTAACCTCACTTTGACTAAGTTGAGCAAAGAGGATCACAAAGAGATCAAACTACTTTCTTACGGCAGACCTCATGTAGTGATCCATGACTACAACGGCAATGCTTTCTTGATGGGTGCAGAACATGGTGCAGAGGTAACTGGTGGTACTATCGTAACTGGTGGTGCTATGGGCGATATGTCTGGCTACACTTTAACACTTTCAGCGCAAGAGCAGATCCCTGCTAATTTCCTTGAGGGTGCAACTGAGGCAGATCCATTTGCAGGACTGACCACAGATCCATCTGTAACAGAGGGAACGAACTCATAGGCTACTCTCTTAGTCTTTTTTATGTGTTTGGTGTGGGGGGTGCGTTTTGCGCCCCCCTTTTTTATGGGTAACACTTTACCTCTAATTTAGTTATATAAGTATGCACATAGTAACTACAAGTGAACCACATACCGTAAAGCTAGTACCCAGAGCTTTCCCTACTGGGGATATAGTGATGAGCGTAAGAGATGAGGACACCAGAAAAGAGTGGGATCACTCAGCCAGTTCTGATGACTATACGGTTACAGATAACTTTCTAGAGCTTGATTTTAGCCCCTCTGAGGGCATTACTATCACTGAGGGGAGGTTCTATACCTTTCGTATAAAAGAGGGCAGTACAGAGCTTTATAGAGGTAAGATATTCTGCACTGATCAGACCGATTTTGAAAAATACACCACCATAAATAATACATACAGTGAAACTGAAAGTAGTAGCACTAACCAATACAAATTCCGATGAGTAAAATACGCATTGTAAACCTCAGCTCCTACACTACGCCTCAAGTAAAAGAGGATAACCGTAAACAGTGGGTAGAGTATGGGGATGATAACATGTACTATGAGTACCTTATCAACCGTTACAACGGATCTGCTACCAATAACGCCATTATAAACGGTGTTACAGAGCTGATCTATGGTAAGGGTGTAGGTGCTACCGATGCCTCACAAAAACCTAACGAGTACGCTCAGATGATCAGCATGTTTAGTAAGCACTGCTTACGCAGAATATGTTTTGATCTCAAGGCACTAGGTCAAGCCACTTTCCAAGTGATCTACAATGAGGATAAAACGCAGGTAGCTCAAGTTGAGCATTTCCCAGTAGAGACACTACGCTATGAGAAGTGTAACGAGGATGGAGAGGTAGAGGCTTACTGGTACAGTAAAGACTGGACTAAGATCCGTAAGAAAGGCTATGAGCCAGAGCGCATCCCTGCGTTTGGCTATGGAGAGCAAGGGGATAAAATTGAGATCTTTTGTATCAGACCGTACAGAGCAGGTTTCTACTACTACTCTCCAGTAGACTATCAAGGGGGGTTACAGTATGCAGAGCTTGAGGAGGAGGTAGCTAACTTTCACTTGAACAATGTACGCTCAGGGTTACACCCATCCATGCTGATTAACTTTAATAACGGTGTACCATCTGATGAGGAAAGAGAACTCATTGAGCGCAAAATTATTAACAAATTTAGTGGCTCAAGCAATGCAGGTAAATTCATCCTTGCTTTCAATGATAGTGCCGATACTCAAGCCTCTATTGAACCAGTGCAACTCTCAGATGCCTCAAACCAATACGAGTTTCTGGCAGAGGAAAGCAGAGAAAAACTGATGGTAGCACACCGTATTACCTCTCCTTTCTTATTGGGTATTAAAGATGGTTCTGGCTTAGGATCTAATGCAGATGAGATTAAGACTGCCTCACTCCTATTCCAGAACACAGTGATCCGAGCTACGCAGGAGCTGATCCTAGATGCTATGGATGATATTCTATCTTACAACGGCGTAGCCCTAAAGCTATACTTTAAGCCTCTACAACCGCTTGAGTTTATTGATTACGAGGGATTGGATCAAGAGACTAAAGAGGAACAAACTGGGCGTAAGTTTAGTGCAGATCAAGAACCCGATTTAGAGGATTTTCTTGAGCAGATAGGCGAGGATGAGCCACTAGAGAACGATTGGGAACTGGTAGACATTGACAGTGAAAGCACTGAGGATGAGCCAGAGGATTTTGATGTAGAAAAATACCTAAACGGTCTAGTGAACCTATCTGCTAATGAGGACTCAACCCAAGATAGTGAAAGATACAAGGTGCGCTATGCGTATGTTAAAGGCACTAGCAAAAGCCCAGAGGGGGAAACCAGAGCTTTTTGTAAAAAGATGCTGAGATCCAAAAAGGTCTACCGCAAAGAGGACATAGGATTTATGTCAGCTCAAGGGGTAAACAAAAAGCATGGGCATAAAGGCAGAAACTACTCCATCTTTAAGTACAAGGGAGGGGTAAACTGCCACCACCGATGGGAACGCAGGATCTACAAAAAGAAGCTAACCAAAGATGGAGAGATCTATGGAGGCGATGCCTTGAAAGGAACTGATTTTGTGAATGTAAACCAAGCAGTAAGAGAGGGGTTTAAGCTACCCAAAAACCCTAACGAGGTAAGTGTAGCACCTATTGACATGCCTAGAAACGGACACCACCCTAACTACTAAACAATGGCAAAAGTATTATTCATTAAGCGTGAGCATTTGGTAGAGAACTCTGTGATCTCTGGTAATGTGGACAGTGATAAACTGCTCCCCTTTATTGAGATCGCTCAAGAGATCCACATCCAGAGCTATCTGGGAACTAAGCTATACGATAAGCTACGCAATGACATTACCAATGATAGTCTTACTGCGGATTACATTACGATCCTAGATGACTACATACAACCTATGCTGATCCACTTTGCTATGTGCGAGTACCTACCGCACTCAGCTTATACGATAGGCAATGGTGGTGCATATAAGCACCAGAGCGAAAACTCAGCACCTATGGAGCAGAGTGAGATTGAGTTTTTAAGCAACAAGCATAGAGATATAGCAGAGCATTATGGGCGCAGGTTTATTGACTACATGAGCTTTAACATAAACAAGTACCCAGAATACAACTCCAACAATAATGATGACATGCACCCACAAAAAGATGCCTACTATGGAGGGTGGAACATCTAGAAGCTACAAGATCAAGCGCATAAACCTCCAGAGATTAAAGAGATACCTAACAAAGCAGAAAAACCAATTAGATAAACAGACCGCTAATGGCAAGTTTGACAGATAACAAAGTAAAAGACACCTACAAGGGGCTGATCAAAACCTCAGACAGTGCAGAGATTACTGGAGAGGTACAGTTATCAGATGGGGATGGTAATACCATACCAGTGTATGTCAATACTGATGGCGTAAAATTTACTGGTAAGGTCAAGGATAAGGATGGCGATGTGGGTACAGATGGTCAAATCCTATTCTCTACTGGTAGCCAAGTAAACTGGAAAAGCTACAACTATACCCACAGTCAAAGCGTGGCTAGTACATCATGGTCAATTACCCACAATTTAGGCTATGAGCCTAGTGTAACTGTGGTAGTGAGTAACCAAAAGGTATTTGCTCAAGTGAACTATACCACCGCAAATAGCCTCACAATTAGTTTTAGTGATGCTCAAAGCGGTAAAGCATATTTATTGTAATTAAAAAAAAAACATAAAGCATGGCAATTAAGTTTCTTGCGGATTTGGACATTAGCGGATCAGAGATCCAAAGCGTAGCCCTAGAAAACCGCACAAGCGATCCATCAAGTGCCTCTACTGGTCAGATCTATTTTGACACTGGATCAAACGAGGTTAAGATCTACGATGGATCAAATTTCATTGTAGTAGGTAAAACCTACTCAGCAGGTAATGGTATCTCTCTTTCTGGTACTGCATTTAGTGTAGCAGGTGGAGATGGTCTTACTCAAGAGGCATCAGGTCTAAAGGTAGATAGCACTGTTATCCGTACAACTGGCGCACAGACTAAGGCAGGGAATATGACATTCTCTAACAATGTTACTATTACTGGTAACTTGACTGTGAATGGTACACAAACCATTTTGAACACTGCGGAACTAGCAGTAGAGGATACTAACATTGAGTTGAACTCTGGATCTAGTGAGGGTGCTGATAGTGGTATCTCTGTAAACAGAGGTCAAGGCGAGGATGTACCTCAATTATTGTGGGATGAAAGTGCCTCTAGATGGACATTTACAAACAACGGGAGTACATTTTACAATATACCCCTCTCCACAGAGTACAACAATTTCACATACACCCTACCAACTGCCAGTGCATCTACTCTGGGTGGTGTTAAGATTGGTTCTGGTATTACTATTACCAATGGTGTTATTAGTGCAGATAGCCAGACTGCTAATGACTTTACTGATGCGTTACTTACCAAACTTAATGGTATTGCTACTGGTGCTGATAACTACTCTAGTTGGACTGTATCTGATGGTACAAATAGTGAAACCGTAGGATCTGGTGCTACTGTACAATGGCGTGGTTCTGGTGCTACCTCAGTATCTTACGATGCTGAAAGCAACACTTTTACCATCTCTAGCACAGATACTAACACCAATACTCAGCTCTCAAAAGAGACTGTGCAGGATTATGTAGGAGAGATGCTTACTGGTAACACTGAGACTAACATCTCTGTTACCTATGATGATGCTAACAATAAGATCAACTTTGTAGCTACCGATACGAACACCCAGTTAAGCACTGAGGCAGTTCAAGATATTGTGGGTGCAATGTTCCAAAGCAACACTGAAACCAGAATTACTGCCACTTATCAAGATACAGATGGCACTATTGATCTTGTAGTAGATGATCAAAGCTACACACTACCTACTGCTAGTGGAGATATACTAGGGGGTATCAAAGTGGGTACAAACCTAAGTATCAATGAGGAGGGTATATTGAGTTCTACCGACACTAACACTCAGCTTAGTAATGAGCAAGTGCAGGATATTATTGGTGCGATGGTAACTGGCAATACTGAGACTAACATTAGTGTAACTTACAATGATAGTACTGGTAAGCTAAATTTCTCTGCCACTGATACAGATACTACATACAGTGCAGGAGATGGTCTTAGCCTTAGCGGTACTACCTTTACTAATGCTAACGCTTACTACGCAGTAGATTTTACTGCTGATGGTGGAGATTATGAGGTTACTACTGAGACTAGCTCTGTTCGTGTACCTGCTATTGTTCAGCTTTTAGATAGCACTGGGCGCATGGTATTACCAGATGTCGTACAAGATGCTACTAACGCAAAGTTTGTACTTAAATCAGTGCCTACTGGAGATTACTCTCTAGTTATCATGGGGCGTAGAGGTTAATATATAATTTGATTTATTTTTAGGTTATGGCGATTAAGTTACTAGGAGATCTAGATGTTACTGGATCAATGAATATAACGGCATCTGATGTGCCTAACCTTTCAGCAAGTAAGATTACGAGTGGTACTTTAGGTACTGCTCGTATTCCGAACTTGAGCGCATCTAAGATTACTAGCGGTACTCTGGGTACTGCTCGTATTCCAGATCTATCTGCTACCTATGCTTTAAGTGGGCATAACCACTCTGGCACATACGACAATTATAGCTCATGGCGCATGTCAGCTAACAATGTCGTAAACACCGTAAACTCTGGAGATACCGTTACTATAACGGCAGGAGATAATGTTACCATAGAGCATGATAGTGGCAACATTACAATAAGTTCTACGGACACTAACACTAATACCACCTATTCCGCAGGTAGTGGTCTAGATCTGTCTGGAACTACTTTTAAGGTAGAGACTGATCTAAGAGATGGTATTACTCATGTAGGTGTAAGCACATCAAACTACATCACTTTTGACAATACTAATAACCGCATAGATTTTTATGCAGGTGGTGTGTTTGTAGCAAGGCTTGAGAGTGATGGGGATTTACATGTTAAAGGCGATGTGATCGCAGTAAGCAATATATTCTAATGGCATTACAGAGTAGTGGACAAATAAGCATATCTGATATAAAGACAGAGTTAGGGAGTTCTAGTGGCTCTCTAACTACTCTGTCTACTACCGCAGGTAAATCTGCACCTCATGGCATGAAAGAATTTTATGGCTATACTCATAGCACATGGAGTAATGACTATGCCCTAGACTATGATGGAGTGAATGACTATGTAAGAGGATCTTTAAGCTCACACCCATCTCAAGAGTTTAGTATTAGCATGTGGGTAAGGAATGATGAAAGCTCAAAACGAAATTTGGCATTGTACTGTACGGTGCATACTGAAAACAATGCTACAAACGGTAGGTTTTTGTGGTTTTATAATGCCACTTATAACCGTTTGATAGTCCAGTTTTTAAAACAAATCAATGGAGTAAATAAAACATACCAAAGAGCGTACCCCCTGCATGATAGTACAAACAGTTCCACAAGTGGAGTGTCAAACTCAGGTACTGGATGGGTAAGCTCACAAAGAGGTAATACCGATAGCGATGGCTTTACGCATTTGATGGTCTGTATTGACCAAACTGAAAGCCTTAGTACCAATGGTATTAAAACATATTGGAATGGCACTGAGCTTACTTATAGTGTGGGTAATAACTCTCACTTTACTACTGCTGAGGTAACTCACAATTACCTAGAGATAGGTGGTAACTATGGCAATACTGCGCCTAATACTATCTGGGATGGTGTCATAGATGAGGTGTATCTCTACGATGCTAAACTTTCCTCAAGCAATGTAAGTACGATCTATGGCTATGGCAGAGATAGTGAAAATGTATTTACTACCAATTTTGAGACTGCATGGCGCATGGAGAATGATGTTACTGATGAAAGTGGTATAAGCAGTATGAGTAATAATGGTGCAACCTTTATATCTAGTCCATAATGTATTACTTACTTACCAAAACCCAGTACGCTCTAATAGCTGAGAGCTTGAGCCACAGTCCTGCATGGTCTTTAGACAATGGCAGGTGCATAGCTCATGTAGATAACGGAATAGAGATCCCAGAATACGAGCTTGTATTTGAGGATAAAGATGCAGTAGATGTCTGGAAATATATGCCCTCAGAGGTAGGGCATTGGGAACTCACAGATGAGGACAACTTTTTTAATTTATAAACACTAAACAAAATGGCAAAAGCTAAAAAACTAACCAAGAGAGAGCATGAGAACCTAATAAAAGCCCTACAAGATGTGCAAGGGTGGAAGCAAGAGGCAATGGCTAAGTATCAAGAGCTAAGCGATCTACAACGCAAAGAGTGGATGGCTATGGAAAAGCTAGATAAGCTCAGTGTCAAACTTGAAAAAAAATACGGTTCAGTAAACATTGATATAGAAAGCGGAAATATAACAGAGGATGAGCAACAAGTACCCAGTACAAACGCCAAGTAGAACCAGTCCAACTGGAGGGCGTAGAGGATGTTTATGTAGACATAAAGACATATACCTAATTGAGTGTTGTAATGGAGACATTATGGCGCAGGGTATTGGTTCAGCCTACATACAAACTCCAGATGAATAAGCAGGAATACCATGAAGCTATCAAAAAACCTTTCACTTGCGGAAGTGATGAGATCTGCCACTGCTCAGAGGCATGGAATTGTAAACGAACCAACCCCAGAGCATTTGCAGAACTTGATGCGTATAGCAGAGCATATATTTCAGCCCACAAGAGATTTTTTAGGCAGTCCATTGTTCGTGTCCTCTGGCTACCGATCAGAGCGATTAAATCAGCTTATAGGTGGATCTCACAAATATGTAGATGGTAAATACATAGCAACCTCTCAGCATTGTAAAGGTCAAGCATTAGACCTAGATCAAGGAGATGAGAACTGGATAGTATTCAATTACATCAAGCTAAACCTCAACTTTGATCAACTGATCTGGGAATTTGGAGATGAGCCATGTGTAGGGTATGCTACTGGACTGTGCAACCCATCATGGGTGCATGTGAGCTATGTTAGCCCAGAGAAAAATAGAAACCAGATCCTTGTAGCTTACAAATACAAGGGTAAAACCAGTTACCGAGTATGGAGCGATCAAGAGGTTTAAAACGAGTTAAGGAACTGCTCCTATACTCTGATAGTGAGCCTAATGAGGTATTGATTGGATTATGCCATCTGATCTGCCTACCGTTAGCATTAGCAACAGATTTTCAGAACCCTAGTTATATACTTATAGCAGGGGCTTTAGGAGCAGGAGGTTATCAGCTTTGGTCAGCTTTATGGAGTGGGTGTCTATCTCACAGATTAAGAGCTACCCAGATTGCCTCCATAGTAGCATTGGCTACATGTGAGAACCTTTGGGCTGAGGGGCTATTGATGGGTAGCAGAACTGGGTGGGTACTAATTCTAGTATTTGCCATCTGGAATGTGATCAGAGTAACAAAAGAGAAACTAGCAAGGAAGTTATAAATATGGATAATGGGGTAGTTCAAATTCTAGTTACCGTACTAACGGTTCTGGGTAGCGCAGGAATTTGGAAATATATGGAGGCAAGGCTCAAGGCAAAAGCCACAATGAATGAGCAAGATCTGGCACAAAACGATACCGTACAATTCCGAGATGACCTAAAACAGAGAGTTCTCCGATTGGAAACCTTGCTAGAGGAGAGCAACGCCCAAGTGATTACACTAACGGCAAAAGTAGGTAGACTGGAAACTGAGGTACTCTATTTGACCAAAGAAAACGAGAGGCTCAAAAATGTCAGATAGCTTTGCCGATTTTGTAGCGGAACTGGAAACCGCTAACCAACCAGTAGCATGTACAATAGATAACCCAGAGTGCGAGGCGTGTGGCTCGTAAGTATTGTGCAGTAGAGCCAAAAGAGTGCAACTGTAAAAACAACTGCAATGGGAAACCCACTAACAAGGATCTTAAGCGGAGGCGCAAAGGAAACGATAGAGGCAGTAGCTAATGTTGTAGATAAGTTCGTAGCCACTCCAGAGGAGAAAGCTGAGATGAAAGCTAACATTGAGGCTGAGATCAGCAAGAGGTGGAAAGCTGACATGCGGAGTGATAGTTGGTTAAGCAAGAATGTAAGACCACTAACACTGATCACAGTGGTAGGCTTTCTGGTAGTGTGTACTTTCTTTGATGGTATGGGTATGCTTTCTGTTGATGAAAGTTGGATAAGTTTATGGAATATGTTATCAGTTACGGTAGTAGGTGGTTACTTTGCAGTACGATCTCTAGACAAAAGAGTTTAGGTGTTGTAATTGGTTAATAATTAGGGGGGGCTTACGCTCCCCTTTTTTTTTGCTTATATAGATATATATAGATATATATATATAAGGGGGTATATAATACCCCTATTTATATATATATATAGATTATAAAAAAATATATATAAGGGGATTGTGCAAAACTTGTTTTCAACAAAAGTTGTGAGTATCTGATATAATTCTATTTTAGTGCTTATTAACCAATTCATGTAAAGATGGATAAGATTTATTTTGAAAGGGCAAAGCACATGGCATGGCTCATGAGCAAGTGTCCACCTACTAAGGTAGGAGATCTATTTGAGAGCCTTGAGGGGCTTACACCGCACCAGTATTTTGATGTAATGCAATGGGCATTTAACCAGACTACTGCATCCAACCCTGCATTTTCGGATGTCTGGATTGATCGTTTGATTGTAGAGGCACAGATTGAAACCCATAATTTATCGTTATGACCGAGCAGTATGTAGAGATCCTAGAGGCTGAGGTACAAGCCCTACGGACTAGGCTAGAGCATGTAATGAGATGGATTTACAGAGATCAGATGCTAACGGCAGAGATCAGTAAGGAGACAGTAGATTTAATGATTAAACAGTACATAGCCAGTTATGAAGCCGATCAACAGTCAGAAAGACATCAATTACCCTAAGAGCTATGAGTGCAATAGACAAACAATACATGACCACTTATACATCCACTTTGGATGGAGGCTCAAGTTTACCCACTGGAGCATCAAGCAAGGAAAGCAACGCTAACCCTACGCCTAGTTATTACATTGGTCATTACAAGGGCATAGAGGCATTTGATGTGTGTATGGACTTTGCCAGAGATAGTTATAACATTGGCGTGGCAATAGCCTACTTGCTTAGGGCAGGTAAGAAACTGGATAACCCAGTTGAGAACGATCTACGCAAAGCTATTGACCACATTCAAAAGGAACTAGAGTACATTGCCTATGACACCGAAAAGAGTAGAACTGGAACTGATCTTACCAAAGACCATTTCCCTAAATAGCTTATACAGTGGTAAACATTGGACATACCGTAAGAAAGTTAAAGATGCGTATAAGAAAGAGATCATCTCCGCACTTGAGGGTTATGACCTTTATCATGCGGAATATATCCACATTGCCATTGCTTATAATAGTAGGCTTGATGTGGATAACAATGTACTTATTTCAAAGTTTGTTGCTGATACTCTTGTTGATCTGGGATATATTGATGATGACAGTCCTAGATATTACAGAAAGCTCAGCATCCTATTTGACCAAGAGGTTACAAGAAATTTTTGTATCTGTAAAGTAATTATGTTTAACCCGATCTTAAAAACACCAAAGACATGAAAGAGATCAAACAAAGCACCGTTAGTAAGGTAGTACCTACTAACAAACCATACGAGAGCCAGTACGGTACACTGTATGGATTTTACATCACTTTCGCCAATGGCGATAATGGTAAGTACAATAGCAAAAGCCCAGACCAGACTAAGTTTGTAGTAGGGCAGACTGCTCACTATGAGTACATACCTAATGACTATCAAGGTAAGACCTACTATACGGTCAAGCCAATTAACCCAGAGTTTTCTAGGAATGAGACTGCACCGCTAAACGATGTTAAGCCAACTACTCATGCTCCTAACTCAAAGGATGAGTTGATTGTGCGCCAGACTGCATTAAAGGCAAGTGCTGAGGTAGGGGGCAAGGATCTGGAAACGATCCTCTCTAATGCTCAAATTATGGCTGACTGGGTTCTGGGCAACAAGGCACAGAAAATACCAGTAGCTCATGCTGATCACTTTGCCGATAGAGAGAAAGTGAAAGTAACAGAGCAGGTAGCTGAGGATGGGCTACCATTTTAGTCTTATAGGAGGGGGGCATTGCTCCTCTCCTTTTTTTAACCAATACACACTGAAACTAATGAGTATAGTAAGCTATGCCGATTTAACTGGGAATTTAGATAAGGTCAGAACTGGTAAGCGCAAAATGGGCTACAAGTTTGGACACTCAAAGCTAGATGACCATTTTCAATTTAAGAGGGGAGAGTTTGGGATCTTTTTAGGTCATGCCAATGTGGGTAAAACCACAGTAGTATTATACCTCATGGTATTGCAGTCTATCAAAAACGGAATGACATGGCTAGTCTTTAGCACTGAGAACACACCGCTAAGTATAGCCACTAAGATCTGTGAGTTCTATCTGGGTAAGATCCTCAAGGGGTGTGATCAAGCTGAGATGCAAAAGGCGATCCTTTTTATGCAGGGGCATTTTAGGATCATTGATACAGAGAGCAAGATGTACACCTACCGAGATCTGATAGATGAGGCAGATGAGCAATACATGACTGAGAGGTTTGATGGTTTCATGATAGATCCATACAACTCCCTAGCCAAAGATAGAGACATGTACAGAGACTTAGGAGGACATGAATACGATTATGAGGTAGCCACTGAGTTCCGTAATTACTGCAAGGATAACAAGGTTAGCATCTGGCTATGCGCCCATGCGGTTACTGAGAGCTTGAGAAAAAAGCATCCGCAGGGGCATGAGTTTGCAGGGCATCCTATTCCATGTAGCATGAGCGACATTGAGGGCGGTGGTAAGTGGGGCAACCGCAGTGATTTTTTTTGCGTGATCCATAGGTACACAATGTCTCCAACGGACTGGATGTACAGTGAGATCCATGTTAAAAAGATCAAAGAGGTGGAGACTGGTGGCAAACCCACTAGCCTAGATTTCCCGATCCGCATGAGATCACTACCGAGCAATGTAGGTTTTGAGATCGGAGGGGATAATTTAATTGTTAAAAAAGAAACTAAGCAGGGGGGTTTCCCTTTCTAGAATATGAATTACCTTGAAGCAAGGCAGTTAGGAATGGGCAAGAGCATGACATTATTGTGGCTTAGAACCAAGAGCAGAGATCTCATGGAGATAGCCAATGCCATAAAACCAGATCCAGAGGCAGATAAGGATAGCCCAGAGTGGAACATCTTTTTAGACCTGCTCTCAGTCTATGGGGCTATTGATGCTTGTATAGATATGGTAGAGGAGACAGAGGCAATAATTTGGGAAGCCCAAGCCGAGAACGCTAAACACAAATTAACCATCCAACAATTACACAGAAAGCTGAAAGTTTACGAGGATCAATTTGATCTACTGGATGAGGACTTAGAACTAAGAGACAATGATTAGAACTACTAAGAGACTACAAATAGAGTACGATCACTACAAGGATGTATTTAATGTGGGTAATGATAGAAAAAAACACAATGTACTATTCCGACATGCTTTTATGGTAGCATCCAGAGAGCTATACACATGTCAAGCTATTGGCGATGTGGTGGGCAGAGATCATGCCACCGTAGTACATGCAGAGAGAAACCATGAGATGAATTACCGCTTTATTGCCGAGTATAGGCAGGGTTATCACTTTGCTACTAAACAGATCCAGAAACTTGCAGAGATGATGGATGAGGTTTACCCCGACACTAAAACCATGTATGTAACCGAGAATATAAGACTGCGCCAGTTGGTGCAGGAATTACAAGAGAAACTTAACGCACAAAACAATGAATTTTGCGATAGACCTAGCACCGCTAATGGGGTTTCTAGTAGGGATAAACTACTGGAACTCCAAGATGGATGATGACTACGAACAACCCACCTACCACAGTTTACAGATCTGCCTAGCAGTTTTTGCACTGGTAGTAACATGGCAGAGCAATGAGGTGGCTTAACATTATAGCCTCTCAGCATAGTGAGTGGGTAAGCCTTGCCTTGCGCTTTGGCGCAGGGAATGAGGCTGAGGATATGGTGCAGGAGATGTACCTACACCTCAACAAGTACATCAAAGATCCTAGTACCATCATTAAGGATGGTAAGGTAAACAAAGCCTTTATCTGGGTAGCATTACGCAACCTTATCAGATACCGCCAAAAACGAGATAGCAAAGGAGTAGTGTCCTACTACGATCAACTCTACGATCCAGTGGCAGAGCCATACGATCATGAGGAGGCAGAAGCCTTTGAAACCCTAATAGACAATATCTACGATAGCACTGATGACCTCCATTGGTACTACGGTGCTATGTTTAAACTCTACTTTACCACAGATCAGAGCATGAGGAATATATCAGAGGGGAGTAGGATCTCCCTCAAAAACATATTTGAAACGATTAAAAAAACTAAGGAGCATGTCAAAGAAAACACCCAAGAGGACTACCAAGACTACAAGAACCAAGACTACGAACACATCAAAAGGATTAGGAGACACCGTAGAAAAGATCACTAAAGCAACTGGGATCAAGGCGGTGGTAGATGCCTTTGCTGATGCTACTGGTATTGACTGTGGATGTGATGCTAGAAAGGAGAAACTCAATGAGATTTTCCCCTACAAGAAAACAGAGATCCTATGCCTTGAGAGAGATGAGTACGATACGCTTGACCGTTTCTTTGCTCAGTTTAATGGCAATGAGATTAAGGAGGAGTGGCAAGAGCCTTTGAGCTTGATCCATGCTAGAACCTTTCAGCATAAAATGTACATACCCTGCACATGTAGCCCTAGAGAGTGGAAACGCCATATAGATGATCTGAGAGGGTTATATGGAGCGTATGAGATTGACTAAACTACTCATGGCGTGGCTATTTGCTAATGGGCATGAGTTTATAGATGTACAAGAGGGGGTGGGGATGACCACCCAAAGGGATGGTAGGATCTGGAAATTTGATCTCTCTGGTAACTATGGAGGTATGCAGGTTAAGTTCAAAAACATGGTGTTCTACTTTTACCAAGATGGTAAGCTACTAACTCAAACCGATCTGAATGAGTTTACATAATTACCTAAAGAATAGCCTCAAGCTATCGCCAGAGAGATTGGCACATGTCAAAGAGATGGGTAAACATGCAGAGAACCTATTTCAAGAGCTAACCAATGCCCAGAAAACTGAGGGGGATGATGATAAAAAGCACATAGATTTTATTACCCAGAACGGTGCTAAGGTAGATGTCAAAGGCTTAAAGCGATCACATGAGTATGGCTACATACTGATAGAGATGCAAAACAGATGGGGGTATCATGGGTGGTGTGCTAAGCAGAGCAAGGCTGAGTACATTGCTTTTTTGTTCCCAGAGGGTTTCCATGTGTTCCAGAAAGATCAGCTAAGAAAACGCACCCTAGAGCTTTGTGAGCCATATACTGGAGAGGTACATAGGCAGTACCATGTTAAGTGCTATGAGATGCCCAATGTCTGGTTAGGTAGACCGTACTCTCAAGATGTGTTTACCTACATACGCTTGAGTGATGTTGAAAACTTGATACTGGGTACTATTGAATTACCAGATAATTAACTAACTTTAGTGAGTTATTAACCAATACATATTCACAATGGTAAGTAGATTTACAACCAACCCTAGTACCAAGCTAACGCATGTGTGGTCTTTTTGGGCGCACGATGTACCGAGAGATGATAACTCTGGACACTTTACAACACACACCTACCTAGACACTCAAACTGGTCAGCAATGGCTTAGAGTGTTCAATGATACCTTTACCTACGATAAGGTATTCCATGATAAGTATGAGTATGCTCGTTTTGTCATGGCAAAACAGATGGGTACAGATGGATAACATGCACCAATTTACAAGGATTGCCAATGCGTTACTGCGGAGGCAATTCCCTTTTAAGCCCCAACGCACCGCATGGGTAGCTAAGATGTGGGCAAGGTATTATCGTAAAACCAGAACGAGATGACACCAGAAAACGCAGTACATAAAGCCACCCAGATCTTTGATGATCCTACGATCTCAGATAAGGATAAGGTAGATGACCTGCTCTGGATTGATGCCCAGATCTACCAGAACTTGGGCAGTGCTAGTTTAGGATCAGACAAAGACAAAGCCAAAAGAGCATCTGCATGTATATACCGTTTCATCAAGGCTATTGATACTGAGAAAGGGCAGAGGTTTCTAAACGCATTAGGCTACACCAGATGATTACAGTAAATAGTTTATCTGGGGGTAAGACCTCATCCTATATCGCTAAGCATTACCCTGCTGATTACGATGTGTTTTCCCTCGTAAGGGTAGAGGATGAGAACTGTAAGTTCCCAGATGAGAAAATACGCAAAGAGGTAGAGGATAGACTACAAGCTCCTTTTGTCGGTACGGTAGAGGATGATACTATTATCTACACCATGTTAGATCTGGAGCAGTTTATAGGCAGGGAGATCTCATGGGTAACTGGGATCACATTTGATGAGGTGGTGCGTAGTAAGGGTGGGTGGCTACCTAACATGCTACACCGCTACTGCACCACTAACCTAAAGCTCATGCCTATATTCCACTGGTGGCATAGTAACATAGGAGAGCCAGTTGAGATGCGTATAGGCTTTAGAGCTAACGAGCAGAGGAGAGCCAAAAAGATGATAGAGCGTAAAAACGAGAACGGTCTACTAGAGATTAAAGCCACAGTAGAGAAACACTCTAACGGCAGAAACAAGTGGGAAACATTTGAGTGGCAGTCTCCCTCCTTTCCTCTGATCCTAGACAATGTGTACAAGGATAATGTAGAGGAGTATTGGAAAGATAAACCAGTACGCTTTGCATGGATGAATAATTGTGTAGGGTGCTTTCATAGGAATGAGATCCTGCTCAAGAAAATGTTTGAAAAACACCCTAACAAAATGCAGTGGTTTTCTGACCAAGAGATAGGCAGAGGAGGTAAGGGTACATGGAAAAACGGTATAACCTATGAAGCTATTAAAGAATACAAATTGCAGTTTGAGCTATTTGATGATGAATTTGATGAGTGCGATAGTGGCTACTGTGGATTATAACAAGGATGAATGGAGGCATATAAATTAGGGGCGGTATTACTAGGCTAATTTATGTAGCAAGGGGGGTTCAACTCCCCCCCATCCTACAAAACACCAAAGAGAAATGAAATATTTTACAGAAAAAGAAGTGCAAGATTTTAAGGATGGTAGTATAAACTACCCTTATATAGTGGTAGAAAAAGAACAACACGAGGTAATTGAGGTCAGCGAAATAGTTAGTATTGGTGGTATGGCTAATAATAACGGCATACCTACTGAAATTGAAATACAAGTACACACTAAAAACGAACCGACTAAACACCTTAAATATCGTTTAGTTCAGTAGTATTGTGCCTAATACCTTTTATAAAGCATATAAGAAAACCTTTAACACCAAAGAGAGATGAAAGAGAAAACAATTACACTACTAAATGGAGAGCAGTGGGATCAAGCCGAGATCGTAGAGAGAGCTTACGAGGATGAGTTCTACTATGGTTATCTGGGCAAGAACGCCCTCAGTAGCTCTAACATCAAAAAGATCTTAGACAGTCCTAAGACCTACTACAACCTCATGCAATATGGGGATGAGACAAATAGCCAAGCTCTAAGAGATGGCAGACTGATCCACATGATGGTACTAGAACCCCATAGGATCAATGAGCTTGTATTTGCAGATGTCTCTACTAAGACCACCAAAAAGTGGAAAGAGATGAGTGCAGAATACCCTAACCACATCCTATACACAGAGAAAGAGAAAGCTAATGCAGAACGCCTAGCAGATGCCATCCTCAAGAATGAGACTGCCAGAGGTCTACTATCAGACAGTAAGTTTGAGGTAGCCCAAGTGGATCACATAGAGGGGTATGCCTTTAGAGCTAAAGCTGACATACTCAAAAACAATGGAGGCATAGTAGATCTGAAAACCACTAGCGACCTCCGCAATTTTGTGTACTCCAGTAGAAATAAGTGGCACTACGATGTACAAGTGTACATTTACTGTCAGCTATTCAACTGCGATTACTCAGACTTTCAGTTCCTAGTCATTGACAAAGCCTCATGCGATATAGGGGTGTACACCTGCTCCCCAGAGTTCTACAACAAGGGGGAGAGCAAGGTGTTATATGCCCTGCAACAATATGTAGACTTTTTTGAGGGTAAATCCCCAGAGGAGGTGCAAGAGATGCTACATGATTACACCATAATAGGAGAGCTATGACACTAAAGAGAATAAGCAGGAAAGCTAGACACCTAGCATACCTACGCCAGACACTCAGAGAGCTACGCTACGACACTATCAATACGGTTCTGGTATGTTCACACCTAAACAACCTAGATGATGCCACAGAACACCTATTAAACAATGCTAGACTGATACGCAAATATGAACGCAGGAGAAAATGGCTCAGACTGTAATACTGGTTATTTACCTTGCCCTCATTGTATGGGCATTAAAGACCGCACAAAAGGAATAATAGAACTGTGCCAGAGAGATCTGGACACTTACGGCATTGAGTACGAGTGATAGCGTACTTAATATGGTTTATTGGTTTTAAGACTACTATCACTAGGGGGGTGTACTACACATCCCCCTTTTTTTTGTTCTATGTAAAACTAACATGATTTAACATGCCATTTCAAAAAGGAAATAGTCTGGGGGGTAGACCTAAAGGCGTAGCTAATAAATCTACTCAACAGATCAGAGATGCCTACCATAAACTCCTAGAGGATAACTTAGATAACATGAGCAAGTGGTTAGCGGATGTAGCAGGAGATGATCCCAAACAAGCTCTGGATCTAATGCTCAAGTTGAGTGAGTACATGATCCCTAAACTAGCAAGGCAGGAGATAGTAGGTAATGATGGAGAGGATCTATTCAAAAACATTACCCTCCAGTTTGGAGATTGGAAAGAGTAATAAGTAAGGGTATAGCCTTACAATGTTTTCACAAAAGTAAGGTAATAGTGTTACAAACAAACACATGAATATAACTGCATTTACACCACACCCTAAACAGAGGGATCTACTAGAGGGCGTGATCAATGGATCAGAGAAGTACCACATAGCATCCATAGGGAGGCAGTTTGGTAAATCTCTCATGGCTGAGAACCTAGCTCTTTACTGGGGGGTTAATGATGCACCATGCAAGATCCTCTGGGTGTCTCCAGTCTACTCTCAAGCTACTAAGGTGCAGAAAGAGCTGATGAGTGCCATAGGGGGTACACCACTGGTACGCCAGAACAATTACTCCACCAATGAGATAGAACTAGCCACTGGCAGTACGATCTACTTTAGATCGGCAGAACGCTACGACAATATAAGGGGGATGACCTTAGACTATTGTATAGTGGATGAGGCAGGGTACATTAAGGATGATGCGTGGAGGGAGGCGATCAAGCCTACCCTACTGGTAAGAGGTAAAAAGGTGCTATTCATATCTACCCCTAAAGGCAAGAACTGGTTTTATGACATGTACCAATATGGTACATCTCCAGACTACCCCAACTACCGAGCGTATAAGGGCAGTAGCTATGACACCCCCTTTATAGATCCTAAAGAGATAGAGGAGGCTAAGAGGACAGTACCAGAGAAAGTATTTCAGCAAGAGTACCTAGCTGAGTTCATAGATGGAGGGGGAGAGGTGTTTGCCAACCTCAAAGACATAGCCACCCTACACACCTACCCTAGACCAGAGGGCAAATGCTATGCAGGTCTGGATATAGGTAGGCAAGAGGATTACACAGTGCTGACCATCATGGATCAGAAAGGCAGGGTAGTAGACATCTACCGAGATAACCGTATGCAGTGGAGCAGTATGGTATCAGAGGTGCTGATCAGACTAAAGCGGTTTAATGCCTCATGCTTAGTAGA